GGCAACAACTGTGTTTCCACAACCGTCTTCTGAGCGTCTGCAGCGTCCTTCTGAGCACGTGCCTGAGACTCTGCCAGTGCCAACTGTGCTGCCTGCACCTGTAACTGCATCTGTTGCTGCTGCATCTGTTGCTGTTCTGGGTTAGGCTGCATTGCTTGCATTAACTGAGCAACCATCTCTTCACGGTTAGCAAAGCTGCTGTTCTCAATGATAGCCTTCATCACGATAGGCACAACAGGACTATCTGGCCCCAGCGTCTTCAAGAGGTTCATGAACTGCATCTGCTCATATTCACGAGCAATAATGCCCAAGTTTGATGCTGGTACAAAGTCGAAGTCCTTAACAGGATAACGCTCTGGATCAAACTGCATAAACCGATAAGCAGACTTCTTAATAAACGGAACCAAGAACTGCTCTTGGAAGTTCACCAAGGTACGCTTATTCTTCTTGATGATCGCTGATAGCCCTGGTGACAGGCCAGCACCGTCGCCACTGGTAGCGGCTGGTATCGCCGCAGAGTCCACAGTGCCGGTAGCCATCAGCATCATGTTCATAAACTCTTTTGCTGTGGTAATGTTGCCTGGATCAGTGTTACCAAACTTAAACGGCTGTAGCACCTCTGCTGGGTTGCCGTTGGTTAGGATGGTCTTACCTGGTCGTACTTCAAACTTAGCACCCCTTGGCAGGCGTGTAGCGTCGATGCCCATCATCGGGACTGTTGTCAATGCTAGGCTGTCTAAGTGGCTACGAATCTGAGCATCAATAGCCTTCTGTGTGTTATAGCCTTTCTCAGCAATACCACGACCCCAGAAGCGGTTAGGCATAGAGTCGTATTGGAAGCCAACGATAGGACGGTCTTCCATCATGTAAGGCGATAGTTCGGCCTTAAGCAGATGTGTGTCGTTAGCGATAACAACGATGCCTTCTACCAACTCTGCATAACTAGCAGCTTCAGTGCCATAGATCTCATTCTGCTTAGAGAACAACTCCATGATCTTCTCGCCATCTTTTTCTTCAATCATGTAGCGAGGCACTAAGCCGTAGTAACGTAGTAACTTTACCTTGTCTTGTTGGTACTCAATATCTTGTTGCACCGGCTCTAGGTCACTGTCAACGGCGGTGGGTGCTAGGTTGTCAATCTTGTTGTAGACACCAGATTCCATTCCAGCAACGACAGAGTGCAGGGACACATACTCTTCTACTGCGCAACCCAATGCTTCCTCAACACTGGTAGCAACAGGGTCAATAAGGAAGTTCTTAGGATTGATTGGCTTTAGGCCAACAACGAAGCGAGGTACTTCTTCTACACCAATAGCAGCAACGCCCATCTCTGCTATAGGCCGTGTTGCTGGCCTTAGAATGGTCTTCTCTGAAATAACGATCTCACCGACGCCAGTGCCATAGACAGCGCCCATGAGCACCACATCGGAGATGGACTTACGGACTTTAGCGTTCTTAAAGTCGTCATACATCTGCTTCTTTACTGCCTCAATGTCTAACTTGTCTTGATCGGCAGTGTCATCAATGATGTCAAAGAACTTCTCACCACGACCAAAGATAGCTTCTTCGATCTCGGCTACGCTGTTCTCGATTGCCTGTTGCAAAGCTGGTGTAACAATCTTGGAACGCTCAGAGTCACGTGTGCGGTCTTCACCAGCCCATAGACCACGCCATAGGCGCTCATACTCTTTCCAGTCCTCTAAGTAGTTCTCGTCCCTGTGGTTGCGCCACATAAGACAACGAGACATAATCCAACTAACAATCTGTTGGTCTTTAGAGTTGTATTCTTGCTCTTCCATTGCTTCTCCTTAGTATCCTACTACGGCATCAATTGGTTCCCAGGGTTCCTCGTCTATATACTGTGCATACTCTGCTATAGCGATCTGGTCGATGTACGATAATGCGTCGATTAAGTCATCGTGTATTTGTGGGTTAGGGAAGTTCATTAGTTGGTCTACGAACTCGCTATTCCAATCACTGTTGCGCTCTAACAAAACCTTACCGTGTTCGAAGCGTCCTTGCAGTGACCAAGTAATCCTGTCAGCTTTCTTCTTGTTACCGTGTGTTAGGTCTTCTACACGGAAGAAGGTGTTATAGCGTCGCATCAGGTCAGACAAATAAGGCAGTACGGCGTTCTTCAGTGCGCCTCTCTCGATGCCAACACAGACAGGCTCATAATCTCTTACAATGTCAAAGATACGCTGTGCAGTCTCTTTGATGTCCCATCGTCCAAACTCTATGTCTTTTACGTACCAAGTGCCTTCTGGTGTTACTTTGACAATAGCAATGGCAGACTGGTCTAACCTTTTCTTCTTTGCTGTGGTGGCAGCGGCTACGTCTTCAAAGCCAGCCAAGTCCACTGCTACGTAATAGCGGCCTTCTTTAGGCTCTTCATCGCTGTACTTAATCCACTCTTCTTTAAAGACGCCACCAGAGGCTGCTTCGAAGGAAGCCATGAACTCAGTCCTAAAGGCAAAGGAGGACATCGACTTCTTTGCTGTTTCGATCTCATTAGGATCTAACAGCGGATTATCAAAGCTGGTAAAGTGCCAAGACTTATAACTATCGTCCTTGTCATCTAGACCGTAGGTGTACAGATCATAGAAGTGGTTACGTCCCATCGGTGTACCAATAAACAGTGCTTTACCTTTTAAGTCAGCCAGTGCTGGTCTAAGGATCTGTTCAAACACTGATGGCTTCATATCAGCATATTCATCTAGTACTACGAACTTTAACGAGACACCACGCATCGTCTCTGGTCTGTCAGCACCTTTTAGCGAGATCATAGCACCATTAACTAACTTGATCTGCATATTGTTCACATGACTAGACTCAATGACTGGGTTGCCTAGTTCCAACAGCGTCTGCCACATAATGTCTCTGGCCTGTCCCTGCGTTGGAGCAATGTACCACACATTACCACGGTCAGTCTGTAATGCCTCAACAATGAGCATCCAGGCAGCTAGTCTAGATTTACCGGTACGACGGCCTGCAGCTACAACCTTGAAACGAGTGTTGTCATTCCACACGTCTTGCTGCCAAGGTAGTAACTTAATCTCTAGATTCAAAGTCTACGTCCTCAGCGTCTATTGTGTTGTCCTCGGTGGCGCTGACAGTGCCTACGCCACTGATGTTAATGGTGATGCCTTTGTTACCAGCAGCACTGCTTTTCTCAAAATAGGAGACAGGTAAAAGGCGGTCAGCACACATCTTCAACATCGCTGCCTGATCCTTGTCGGTAGGATCTAAGGCTTTCTTAATGATAGTCTCAATGATGTGGTCGCCTTTGGTGGTAAGCAACCTAGCATGAAACTCTCTAATCCTTGCAGCCTCGCCTGGAGGTCTACCACGAAGCTCTCTTTTCTTTTTAGCGGCAATCGCTGACTTCTTTGGTCTACCAGCACCCCTCGGATTCTTAACTGGTGTAGACACAGCGTCTGACACAGGTAAAGAAGGAGCAGAAGCGGAAGAAGACACAAGAATCATATCTTGTTCTTTTGTTTCCATTGTTGTCCTATATAGATCTACATAGTCCCTATAGGGCTCTAAAGAGACATCAGTAGATAATTATTTATATTTAAAAACTTACACTAAAGTGCTATCTATATAGAGTGCACTGTCGATAACACTCTAGAAGGTTATCTTTTTATTTCTTGTTATTTATCGCTTATGCTTGCAATATAGAGGAAGAGTAGCACATTTTTAGAAATAAGTCAAGCTTTTTATTACATAATTGATAATCTTTTCACATAATGGGACAATAGTGCTCAGATAGTGTATCATTAATGAGACATTATAGCCTCTAAGGAGTTATTAATGTTGCATTATTACCACAACATAGCTACAGCGATGGCCTTCGCAATGCACGCTTTCCAGCACTGATTTCTGTGTTACCTATGTTAACCTGTGTTGACAGTGTAAGTTATTGATTATCTTACCTTTTCTTACTGGTTAAACATTGACCACTTAGTTGCTATTTTGCTCTTTTTTGTAGCTATGGTGGCCTCGATGTTGTCATTTCTACCTTTTTTGTAGCTATGGTGGTACAACAATATCACAATCATCACCGCTACCCCCACCCCCCTATGTTGCAGTGCAGCACGATAGTGAGCACTTACTAGATATAGTAGTAAAGTAAGCACTTACATACTAGATGTAGTGTTGGTCTGTGTTGTCTGTGTTGGCAGGGGAGTATGTCGATGCGGGACCAATACTGGACTACTTAGGACACTATCGAGGACACAGCAGGACTACCTAGCCTATGTTGCTATGCAGCATGGGACTTAGAAGAACACTATCAAAGCTATCAAGCCAATAGCGCCAGGCTATCAAAGGATAATAACCTAGTGCAATAGTCAAGTTAAGGGTTTTCCCTAGTGTTTTGGTGTTGACAACGCAGAACCCAAGCGTCATAGTGGAGTCATAGCAGGACAGTATTAAACAATATCAACCTAGACCACGGAGTTATAACATGACTATATTTATGATTCAGTATGCACACAAAGGATCAGCATTTGAGGGCTGGTTTAATCTCAAGGCATACACAACGCTAGAGAAAGCTGAGACTGCGTTAGATGATGAAAAGATGATGAACGGGAACGATTACAAATACTGTATCAATAGCTATAAAATCGAAGCCTAACTGACGAGCCATGAATAGGCGAAACTGCCGAGAGACAGTCTTGGGCAATAACTTAACCTTAGGAGAATCAAACCATGAACCCAAACCGTTATCAAGTAGTCGAGTGGACCAAAAATAGTCCTTATGGCGTAGATAATAGAATTGTCGCTAGTTCTGCGACTCTCAAGGGTTGTCTATCTCAATATAATAAGCACCTGAAAGCCTGGCAGCTTGCTAAACTTGATCGAAACCTAGTTGCTACTAAATTTTATTGTGATGCTGTAGAATTTGAAGTTGTGCTTTAACCTAGACTAACCACAACAACGGAGAAATACCATGAAAATGCACAACGCCAACGG